TGAAAAGAGGATGGTGGTGAGCATGTGACATGGCTAAACTGACGGAGAAACAGAAACGATTTGTTGACTATTATATCGAGACCGGGAATGCCAGCGAAGCGGCAAGAAGGGCCGGCTATAGTAAGGGAAGTATCGCAACTGCAAATAAGTGGTTAATCCCCAGAAATCACCATTTTAAGCCTGATTTGGCCGCGGCCATAGACGGACGCCTGCAGGAGCTGAAAAACGAGCGCACAGCGTCTCTCAGCGAAGTTTTGGAGTTTATGACGAGTACGATGCGCGGCGAAGTGAAGGAAGATGTCGTCGTGACAGAAGGAACAGGCGACGGCTGCAGTGAAGCGCGGATTATTCAAAAACAGGTATCAGCACGGGATAGGCTGGAAGCGGCGAAGGCCCTTGAAAAACGATTAGGCCGGTTCATTGCTCTTGAGAAGGAAGAACAGCGCCTGCGGATTGAAAAGCTCAAGGCCGAGGTGGCTGAGCTGAGCACCGATGGCAATAGAGCGGCATCAACTACTACTGTACAGGTGTATTTACCTGGTAACGGGCGGGATGGTGATAAGAAATGATTATCAAACCACAGCCGGGTCCACAGGAAACCTTTCTTTCCTGCCCTGCAGACATTGCGATATATGGCGGCGCCGCCGGCGGTGGCAAGACCTACGCACTGCTTATGGAATGTTTGCGACATGTGGATAATCCCAATTTCGGGGCCGTCATCTTCCGTAAACAGGCGACGCAGATCACCACCGAAGGCGGGCTATATGATACGGCGTTATCTATTTACTATCCCTTGGGAGCCGTATTTAAAAAAGTGCCGGCCCTCATGTGCACTTTCCCCAGTGGGGCAAAAATATCATTCCGCCATTTGCAGTACGAAAAGGACGTTCTCGGCTGGCAGGGTTCACAGATACCGCTTATCGCCTTTGATGAGCTGACCCATTTCAGCGAGAGCCAGTTCTTTTATATGCTGTCCCGAAACCGAACGACATGCGGAGTGCGGCCTTACATTCGGGCGACGTGCAACCCGGATGCCGATTCCTGGGTTGCCGACTTCATTTCTTGGTGGATTGACCCGGACACGGGATACCCAATACAGGAACGGTCTGGCAAGATCCGCTATTTCGTCCGCATCAGCGGGGAAATCATCTGGAACGACGACCGCAAGGCATTAGAAGACAAATACGGGAAAGACGCCGTCAAGAGCGTGTCGTTCATCGCCTCGTCCATCAAAGACAACAAGGTACTGCTGAAGGCGAACCCGGAATACCTGGCCAGCCTTAACGCCCTGCCAGAGGTCGAAAAGGAACGGCTTTTATACGGCAACTGGAAGATACGGCCATCCGGCGGTATGTATTTCAAGCGGGAACAGACGAAGATCGTCAAGACAATCCCCGACAAGATTGTGGCTATTGCCCGTGCATGGGACTTGGCGGCGACGGAAATCACACCGAACAGCAAGGATCCAGACCGTACGGTCGGGGTATTATGCGCCCGACTGCAAAGCGGCCAGTATATTTTCATCGACGTCGTACGCAGGGCCTTCATCTCATCCGACGTCCGTAAATTGGTAAAGAATACGGCCAAGCTCGACCGGAGCATGTACGGCTGTAATAAGATACTGATTCCGCAGGATCCGGGCTAAGCAGGAAAAGACCAGGCTATGAGCTACATCCAGGAACTTGCCGGGTATGGCATTGAGTGCCACACGGTCAGTGGAGACAAGGAAACCCGCGCCGAACCGCTGGCCTCACAGTGGCAGAACGGAAATGTCCTGCTGCTAGAAGGTGAATGGAACGACCGGTTCCTCGATGAACTGGAAGGCTTCCCCCTGGCGCAGCATGACGACCAGGTGGATGCGGCCGATGACGCCTTTAATGCCGTGGCCAAAGCCAACGACTGGAAAGCACTGATTTCGTAAGGAGCATCAAAACTATGACTGATATCAGAACTGACGGGTTCTTTAATGCCTTTCTAGGATATGGGACCAGGCGGCGGGACCCGTTTACACATACCCATTATGGCTATCGTGATAGGAACATTGAAGCACGGTGGCGGGAATACGAGGACTTGTTTACCTATAACGGCATTGCGCAGAAAATCATCAAGGCTCCGGCAGAGGATGCCGTCCGGGCCGGTTTCACGCTTAAAGATGGAGATGCCGAGCTGGAACAAAACAAAATCGCACAATCTTACCTGGAAAAATTGAATTTACAGCCCGTTTTCTCCCAAGCATTATGCTGGGACCGCCTATATGGTGGCGGTGTAGTATTGATGCTGATTGATGACGGTGGAGAGCTCAATGAGCCATTGAATGAATCGGCCATTCGTAGTATTCGGAAACTGGTCGTATATGACGCTCAGGATGTCACCCCGGAATATACCTATCAGGACCCGAAAAACCCGCTGTATGGGAAGCCGGAAACCTATACCATCGTCGGTTATAACGGCGGGGCATTCACCGTACATGAAAGCCGTCTGCTTATCTTCGACGGGTCGGTCATCAGTAACCGGGAACGGCGGCGCCGTAATGGCTGGGGTGGGTCCACTATGGAACAGGTCCGGGACAACCTGATGCGGTTCGTTTCTTCACAGGATTTTTCGCTTATGACTATGGAACGCATGAGCCAGTCGGTCCTCAAACTGGCCGGTATGGGCAACATCTTAAGCACCGACGAAGGCGAGAAGATCATACAGAAACGGCTGGATCTCATTGATATGGCCCGGGGGATGATGAACACCGTCGCCCTTGATACAGAAGATGAATACAACATTGAGACTATCACAATGACGGGTATGTGTGACATGCTGGATAAATTTGAATCGGCATTAGCCGCTGCAGCAGATATGCCGATTACGGTCCTCATGGGACGGAGCCCGGGCGGATTGGATTCCACTGGCAAAAGCGATATGGAAAACTATTACAACATGATTGACCGCATCAGACAGCGGAAATTGAAGCCGAAAATCAATAGAATCCTGCATCTGATGACATTGGCCAGGGACGTTCACTTGACCTTGCCAGATGAATATACGATTGAATTCGGTGCATTGTGGAGCCCGTCGGAAAAAGAAAAGGCTGATACGAAGACAGCAGAAGCCGAGGCCCGTTCCCGTGATGCGGCTACGGCGGCACAATATGTGTCCATCGGTGCTCTCGATGCCCAGGAGGTACGGGATAAGCTCGATGAAGGAGACTTCTACAAGCTGGACCGGAGCCTCGACAAGGCCATTGAAGAGGCCCACGGCACGCCGCCCAAGGGGGATGAAATGAATGACACGGGAAATCGTTCCGAAGCGTAAAATCAGATACCCCATGGGGCTGGAACGGGACTATGCCAAGCTCCTTACGGCTTACGTAGCCCGTAAGATGAAAGTGGCGTCGGCCTTCATCCCGGAGATGAAAGCGGCCTTGCAAACGTCAAATATGACAGGGCATATTAACGTAGTACTGGATCAGATGGAGCAGGCCATGGAAAGCGCTGACGTCATGACGGGGACCATGCAGAAAATGGCCCGCCTGGTAGAATCTCATACGGAGAAAGAGACCGACGCTGAGTTTCGGAGCGTGTTTTCCTTTTCGGCGCCGCTTCTCCCGGGGCTACTGAAGAACCAGCCCGTTACCGACATAGGGCGGCAGGATGCCGCATTTCCGGATTTAGAGGAACTCAAACAGGCCTGGGTAGACCAGAACCTCGACCTAATACGGAGCATTGACCGGCAGACGCTGGAACGCATCAAGCAACAGCTTAACGATGCCATCATCTACAACAGCGATGCGGCCGCACTAACAAAGTTCCTGGCCGAGGCCATCCAGGAGATTGCCCACAATGAGACAAGCCGGGCCGTATTGATTGCAACAGATCAGATAGGCAAGCTCCATGGACGCATGAGCCAGTACCGTCAGGAACAGGCCGGCATCACTCATTACATCTGGGAGACGGCCCATGATTCCCGGGTACGGCCATGGCATCGCACGAGACAGGGAAAGAAATTCGCTTGGAGTAATCCTCCGCCCGATGGACATCCGGGGATACCGATACGGTGCCGCTGTGTGGCTCTGCCGGTCATTGACCTGGAGAAAATCCCGATTCGCGTTAAACCAAGCAGTTTCTATAAGATTGGAAGCGTGTCGCAAGCAAAGAAGCGGGATCATAAAGTCTTTATAACGGACGTTGCCATTGATAAGGTTCCTTGTGTGAAGACACGGGAAATGAGCGAAGCTGAGGCTTTATCTATCCAAGGAGAACATAAAGCGTTATTGAAGGTGGCTCAACGACAAAATGGAAGTGATGAAGTACTCACAGTCATGTCATTGTTGAGCGGTAGGCGGGTACGTACTTTTGGGACGGAGAAGTATGTTAATCCGTCATTAAATCCTGAAGCCGTGGGGCTAATGAGAACATCTGCTCGCAATGAAATAGTTTATTTGCATAATCATCCCAGTACAAATCGTTTTTCTATGACAGATATCTATACGTTCCTTTTATATGCTCAAATAGGCGTAATGTCTATTGTCACTAATCAAGGCGAGGTTTATATCTTGCATAAAACGAGAAAATATGACTATAATAAGGCGAGAGAAATCTTCGATACGATTTATATGGCTTACCTGGCGAACAAGGTGTCTCATAACGAGGCAGTAGCTAGGTTTTTAAAAGAAGCGGCGAAAGGTGGGATTGAATATGGTAAGTCGAGATAGGTTGATGCCTTTGGATGACGATATGTCAGCCGAAGAGTTGAGCGAGTGGGTCAAGCTTGGGCGTGAATATGGAGAAATCGATTTCAGTAAGGTCAATCCTAAGGCTGAACCCGCAAAAAAACAAAAAAACGATTCACAAATATGATGGTGATGATTCGACTCGACAGAGATTGAAGAAATTTTTGGCTGAGGCAAAATTATGGATAATATTCGTATCATTTACCGCATATTAAAGGCTTTAGAGTCAAGTATGGATGCCGAGGAGTTCGACGAACGCATGATTGCACCGGAAACGTTGCATATCAGCGAATCGCGACTTCTGTCAATACTTCGTATGTTGCTGTTGGCCGGATTGATTGAAGGTATTGCCGTTGATACGGATGCCACTGGGCATTTCCTTGTCAGTAAGGGGCGCCCGCGCCTGACACTCAAGGGCATTGAATATCTGAATGAAAACAGCCTGATGAAACGCGCTATGAAGATGGCCAAGGGCATAAAAGAAAGCGTCCCTGGTATGTAAAAATCACATAAAGAAGCACTTTGCAGAATTTGCAGGGTGCTTTTTTTGTTGCCCGGAGGTGGTGAGTTTGGGCACGGTCAAAGGACGATTAGTCACATCTCAAGGCATTACGGCAAAAATGAGCTCCAGAGGCGTTATCAGCGCTCGCATGCTGAGCAATCGTATTATGATGCAGGAAAAGACCGTTGTGCCAAAAACTAAAGAACAGATAATTATACCAGATGAAGGGTATGATGGATTATCAAGAGTAACAGTAAAGGCCATCCCGGACAACTATGGTGAAATAGTTTGGGATGGTTCTATTATGATTGTGCGATAGGAGTGATATTATGGCAAAGAATGTAAAAATCAATGGTGTAACCTATGAAAGTGTTCCTGAAATTGATATTCCCCTTTCCACTGGGGATGGATCTGCAAAGTTTTATGACACTTCAGGAGCGAACGCCGCTACAAGCGATGTATTGACAGGGAAAACGTTCTATGGATCGTCTGGATCCATGACTGGTGGTATGGCCAATAATGGAGCTGTAACAGGAACGCTGGCAAAAAAAGCAGATGTTTATACAATCCCGGCAGGTTACCATAACGGTAGCGGCAAGGTTAGTATCAGCGCAACGGAACAAGGAAAAATCATTTCAGATAATATTAAAGCAGGCGTCAGTATTTTAGGCATATCTGGTAAAACCGAAGTGGTGGATACATCTATCACAGCCGGAGGAGCTACGGCCAGCACAATTGTTTCCGGCAGCAGTGCATATGTCAATGGTAATCTGATAACTGGGTCTTTGACACTTGTGAAAGTAACGCAGGATAGCTCCACGAAAGTACTCAGTATTGTATAGGCGGTGAGGCGCTATGGCCTATGGGTATGCAATTAAGATTGCAGGTGCCACGTATGAGAGCGTGCCGGAAATCAAGATGGTGGATGCAGATACTGGTGACAAGGTCGGATATTATCCCTATATCGATGGCCTGGCCACAGTAGAACAGTCTGGGGGAGCGACAGGCGTAGGCATCCGGACTCGGGTTTCCGATGATGATGTCATCGTGATGAAGGCAAGCGAGCTACACAAACTGCTCTTGCAGAACGTGGCGTTTGTGACGATGTACGATATCATGGACGTTTCTGGCAAGTCAGTGAGCGTGTTCTGTTTCCAAGATCAAGCATACGCCGGCGGCTTTGACGTTGGTTGTTTTGCGGACCTATTGTGAGGTGATAGAGATGTACTCAGTAAAAGGGGAAAATACATTATTCGTAACACGGGGAGATTCAGCGTCGTTCCGTTTGGATTTAATCGACGCAGATTGATCTCCTTTCATTTTACAACAGGATGATAAACTCACTTTTACAGTCAAGAAAACAACTTCAGATAAAGAAGCACTTATCTCTAAAACCGTCACGAATGCAATTGTATTGACCCCGTCCGATACGAATGATTTGCCGTATGGGAAATATGTTTATGATTTGCAACTGAACCGGGCAAATGGATATGTAGAAACAATTATTACTCCGTCTACATTGATTATTGGAGAAGAAGTGACTTTTTAAAGGAGGTGATTGCATGATTCGATATGACCGAGTACCGATTCATGCACAGAAGACCGATGAGGGATTCATCCGGGACAAGCCGGTCGTTGGCCGTACAGGAATATTG